AGTTTCATCTGTTCCTGCTTTTTCTAATATTTTTTTAATGGTTCGGTCATCAACGTTTAACATTTTCATATCTTCTATTCGGATAAACATATCTTTTTGTAATCTAAAATCTTCTTCCTGCATCGTGTCAAATTCTCTGACCATATCGGAGGGAGTATTACTGTAGTAATGTTTTGCATCATAGAACCCATCCGCTTCATCAATATCTCTTCTTAAACTATTCAGAGTCGCTGCGTAATATTTTAAATCGGACTTCGTATCAACTCTAATTAAACGAATTCCAGAGAACAACGCCAACAATTCATCAAAAGTGTTCACAGGTTTACCACCCTTCGTTAAATCTTTTCTTAAGCCTGCACTTATTTTCTCACTCGTTAACCATACACCTGGTTTGATTCCGTCCATGATGTAAGCGAAAGAGTTATTAATCTTCGTGGAAAGAGTATCTCCTTTAGTATAAACTCTTCCACCTCCAGGTTTTCTTCCTCCCCCAGCTGTGACATCAACCAATCGATCATAACCTAATGGTTCAGATACGAATGGCTCAAGCACTTCCATGAAAGGTCCTTCAGGACTAAATAAAAGTCCAAGAACATAATCATCAACGTCTTCGGGGTTAATATTTTGAGCCGCCGCACTAGCAATCGCTGCTTGGACGGGTCTTTGCATAACATCGTATGGCATGAAGTAAGTAAAGTTAATGGCTAAGCTTTCTCCATCTTCCCATCCTTTAAGCATCACTAGATCTGCATTTCTATTCCAGCTCGCCGCAAAAGATCTTTTGTATGCATCCTCTTGTGACTCCGTGGTATTGGTTAAGTACTGACTCACTTCTGATATCCCTTTTCCTAATCCATAAAGCGTCATGAAAGATCCCATCAATCTTCTAAGTCCCATCTGTCTAATCATTATGTTAGGGTGTGAAGACATCTTTAACCCTAACGCAATGTTAGTGGTTGTAGTTCTAATCATTTCTGCAGGGAACGATACGAAATTTCCTAGAGGGAATTTTCTTAACGCCTGAATGACAGGTGGAACTTTACTATAGGTTGGATAAGAATTTCTAATCAAATGAGCTGCTGCCTTATCTAAAGCATCATCCAATGTCAGCTTAGCTCCTGTTACTAAATCTGTTTTATCAAATGGAGCTCCTATATGTCTCATGAATTTAGCGACGTCATCTACATTATGCAAAGCGTCAAGCAACATGGAACGATCAAATTGAAAGCCATAAAATTTCCAAAGGTTATCTCCCCCTGCATAGACACGTCCAACCTTATCTGCTTGGGCCATGCCCATCATTCTTTCAAATAATTTATCAAAGGTATTAAGTTTTCCTGTTTTTAATTCTGCGAGTACTGTTTTCATTTCAGTTGCTACAATGTTTTCATCATAGACTCCGAGTCTTACCAGCTTTGCTATCTGTTCATTGAATGCGACTTCATCAATTCCTTTTCCTTCTTTAAAGACATCTCGAATTACCATACGAAAAGAATCGGTAACACTGGCACGATGACCAATATGACCTGCGTTCAAAGCAAACATGGAAGCTGATGTAACATTACGAACTTGGGTCGTGGGTGAGTATAAAGTTTTACCAATCTGAACTCCTGCTTTTCCTTGAATGATGTGACGATACCAACTTGATTTAACCAAGTTAGCAAACGGTGTACCTAACCCCATAAACATTTGTTGGAATTCAGGAGAAGTCCACATGCCTTCGAGATCTGTTTTAAGATAGTCCCCCATCCGAGGAACTCTTCTAATCTGAGCTGGCATAATGTATTTACTTCGAGCTGCTTCACGACTGGTAAATAACCACCCGTCTTTGAGTCCTTGTTTTGCTATAAAATCTGCAGCGACCTTAGCCATGTTCTGATTAACTACATCCATGCCTGTACTTAAGACAGAGAACTTAACATTCTTTTCTTGTCCTAAAAGATCTCGAATAACTTTAGGAAGTTCCTCTCCTGTTTTTAAAAACTTATATTGTTTACCCTGCATAATTTTTTGAGATATAAATTTAAGAACGCTTAAAGGATCTTTGCCTTCGGTTTTGCCTGTAGCTAGAATGGAATCCACCATATCATTAGCAGCATTTTTAAAGCCTGTATCGTTAGGGAAATCTTTGAGCGCTTGCTCTCTTAAATTTTTATTCTTATTAATAACATTCTTAGCAATCCAGTTCACCGCGTTTTCTCTGATCTTGGGATCAACCGCCTTTAAAGGATTAGTAAACGTTGAGAAAGATCTTAGTAAATACTGATGAGTTTTCTTTCCTAAAAGGTCACGCAAAGCATTAGAATATTCATCAGCTTGTTTGCCTTTAGGTAATGCATTTTTAAATCTTTTCACCACTTCTTCTAAAGTATCTTTAATCTGTTTGGATAAACCCTGAAGTTCTTTGGGTAATTCTGTAAGAGCTTTCTTATTCATGACATAGTCATCCGCTATATCTAACCAGTACTTCTGCATCGCAGGTGAAGTCGTTGCTTTATTATATTGTCCTTCGAATCCTTTAGCTAAATTGTAAGCTGCTTTTTCTAACCCTGCAAAAGCTCTATCAAATTTTCTAGCAACCGATCGTCCATAGAGTGATGCTGCCTCGGATGCTCCTTCAATTCCAACGGGCATCTCTCCATAGGATCTGAACGCCTGTAAAAAATTATCTAAAGTTTTAGCTGAACGTTTGGTAATATCTCTGCTTGTAACAGATCCTAATCTCCATTGTTCAAAGGGAGGAAGTTGTCCTACCCATTTCCAAACTCTTTTATTAGTGACTGGGTCTTTAACAAAACCTGAAAGACCACTTGCAATCGTAGGAGCTATGGCCTTGGTCAATGTCCAGTTAGTCATGCCTCGAATGGCATTCGTTGCACCCTTAACAGCAGGATAAACACCAGGTCTAGAATAGACCCAGGCTGCGGGTTCAAAGACGAGTCGGTTCGCGACTCGAGTTCCAATCTGCGCAGCTTTCTTTGCCGCCCACTTAGGACCCAACCATTTATAACCGAGCTGTATTCCTTTTCCTACTAAAGGAAAGCCTCCTCCAATTAACGTACCTTCAAAACCATACTTAACTTTATTTTTAAATTCTGCTGCCGCTTTTTTTCTGCCTGTTAATCCTTCTGTGGACTCAGGTTGAAATCCAGGGAAGGGATTTAAGACAGGACGACCAGGACTAGAGACAATAAAATCTGTAGCTCCTAATAAGGCTGCACCTTCCACGGCTCTTCTATAAATTTTACTGGTCTTAGTTGCTTTATTAATTTTTAAAAACTTATAAATAGGAGCCAAAGCATTCGTTCTATTAATAAGTTTAAGAGTAGTAGCGTAAGGTATACCAAACTGTACTCCTAATGAAGTGAGTTCCCCTCTCCATGTTTCAGGTTGATCAGGTCTAATTTTTTCATCGTTCATGCTTTTTTCTAACGCAGTCGTAAAGTCTGTACCTAATGCAAAATCTGTAGGGATAGTTATAAGTTGATTGATACCCCCACTCAGTTGCCACACTCCTTCTTCAACTCCTTTGGCTAGCTCATCGAGTCCTGATATATAATCTTTTTCCTTTTGACCTGAGTATTCTCTAATCCATTTATTAAGATTAACGTACTTAGGTTTGATAACCTTTCCTTCTTTATCTTTAAATTCTGTAAACCAAGACTGTGCTCGAAGCGTAGGAGATAGAGTAGTAGCCAGTGTTAAAGCTCCTACATCTCCTTTGTCCTTACCAAAGAACCATTTGACTGGCTTCTTTGGTTCAGTCATCTGATCCAAAGCATTCAGCATAGCTTTTTGGAAGTCCGTATAGTCTTTTAGATTATCTTTGGAAGTATCTTTTTTATAACGCTCGTAAGCAGTGTCGGCCATTTTAACCCTCCGACGGTAATACTAAATTGACATTATATTTTGTGTTGAAATTATCTACGTCTTGTTGAGTTTGAATCGTTGCAAAATCTTCAAGTGCCTGTCCACTTTGAGAAAGTAATATTACAATGTCATCGGTAATGGTTGCAGGAAGTCTAGCTCTGAGTTCTTCAAAGGTCATGCCTACGGCATCTACTTGAGGAGTTCCTGGTTGAGGAATTCCCTCTGGTTGAATAGTTTCTTGCACGTTTATATCTTCTACTAATTCTCCACCTTGATAGCCCGCTCTTCCACCTTTAGCCATTTGTGCGCCACCTGCTTGAACGATACGCATAATTTCTGCCATTGCATCTTGAATTTTTTGAGCTTGTCCTTCAGGAGTCTTAGGATATTTTAAAACATTGTTCCCTGTTTCTTCATCGACGATCATCATCTTATCGTAAGAAGGTAAGATCACATCTAGCAATTCTTTTACTACTGCTGTGGATCCTAGAACTTTATCGACTAATGGATTTCGCTCTCTAAGTTGATTAATAACTGTATTAGCTACTAATAATTCTTCTTCTTTTTGTGCCACTATTTCGTCGGTCAATCCTTCTTCTTCAAGTTCCTTAGTCAATCGAACTTTATCTTTAGTAGCATTAATCAAAGTATCCAACATCAATTTATCTTTAAATATTTTACTTTCCCCCATCATCTCACCTTCAGCTCCAATGATTTCACCAAAGAGTCCTGCTCCGACAGCACTTCTGGTAGCATCCCTCTGATCCATGCTTGCAAAAAGTTCTTTAGTAGGTCCTTGTGCTTGCTTAGCTGCGGTCTGTAAGACGTTTCCAGTAGGTGGATTGCCCACCATGTTCAAGCCCCAGTCAATCAGGAACCGATTGATGTCGGCTCCTCTTCGTGGGTAATATTTATCGGTAATTCTTTGCGAGGTTTCAAAGGCTTTATCATAATCGATACCAGCATAACCTCCTGGTCCATCGACTCGTCCTCTTTTAGGCGTGTCTAATCCTGACGTGATCCCGCTTGTGGATCCTCCCAGTCTAAACATTGGTCTATTTAATACTCTGCTCATTATGTTCCTGGTATTCTTGGTCCTTGATATATATTTGCAGGAGCTTGATAGCCACTTCCTCCAGCTCCTCTAACCGCTCCATAAATTCCAGCCAACGTAGCTCCCGTTCCAAGCGCCGTCTGCAGCGGTGTTGGATTCGGTTGTTGTTGGAACTGATACTGGTTACCATAGCCACCCATGATTCCTGTCAAACCCTGACCTAGGAATCCTAGTCGTTCGTAAGGTTCGTAGGCTCTCATTCGTTCCAGTTCTCTGTCTGCATCTGAGACTGCTTGCGCTTGGGCTTGTTGTTGTGCGCCCACTGTACCCAAAGTCGCAATATCTTGTTGATACATTCCTGGAACGGTCTGTGCTAATCCTTGTTGTTGTTGAAATGCTGTCTGTGCTCCTGCCATACCCTGGCCGTAGCCTTGTTGTAATAATTGTGATTCCATGAGAGCTCTATTCATATCAGAAGCTGCATCGTATTCTGATTGAGCGACTCCCATTCTTGAACCTCCGTAAGCTCCGAGCTGTGAGGCTCTGTCTGAAATTCCTCTTCGTTGCATCGCTGCTTGTTTATCAAATGATGTCATCGTCGCATCGATCACTTGTTGTTGATATGGTGACATGAATTGTTTGTAAGCGTCAGGTCCTGCGTAAGGTTCTGCCGCTGTTAAGTAATCTTCAAAAGCTCCAATACCTTTACCTGTTGTGCCTGCGAGTGTAGCTGCTTGAGTTTGTAATGGATCTTGCCCTGCAACGGTTGGTGCCCATTTGGACACGTCCATTGGATCTTTGGTTAATGCGGGTAATTCCTTACCGTAGTATTCTCCTAAAGATTGTATAAATGGTGCGGGTAAATTTCTTGTTTCTGTTATAGCCATTATATAACCTCACTCAATCGTTCTGATGTTTCAAACATCTCCTGTGCTCCTTGTCCTTGTGATTCTTCTGACACTTGACCGCCAGCTTCTAAATTTTTCATGACATTTTCCATGACTTCTGCTCCTCTATCAATGTCTCCACCACCTGCATTTCTAACAGCATCTGCGGTAAAAACAAACTCATTTCTGCTTAATCTTGCTGGGACATCGTCAGCCTTTTCTTGTCCTCCGATAGGAACAAAGCCTCCGTCGTTTCTATAATCTTTTTCCATACCACCCAGGTCCATAAGGCCACCTTCTTGTCGTCCTATTCTTCCGCCTTGAGCTGATGTCAGACGAAGATCTTCAGGGACTCTGTAACTTCCTCCTAGGCTAGCTAGGTAAGCATCGAATGCTTCCTTGTCTTCGTCCCATTTTGATTGAGTGTCATCTAATCCTTTTACAGGTGCGTAAGCCGTATAGGCTCCTGCTCCTATTGATGCTGGAAGAATCCATTTTGACCAGTCTCCTCCTTTTTTAACTACCTCTTTTGCTAGTGGATTTAAATTTGGATTATACCCTGCTGCTAAGTGAGGAGAATATTGATTTGCTGCTGTAAGTCCTTGAGTAATAGCTCCTGCTTGTTGTGCTTGGCCAATCTGCGCAACTTTTGCAGCTTCTCCTGCAGTCCCCCACTGGTCTGTTTTTAATAAGTTAGCTAGAAGTCTAGGATCTTTTAATCGTGCGGCAACACTTTTCAGTCCACCAGGTCCAACTCCACCAGGTATTCCTGACATAAATTGTGTACCACCCAGGTAAGTTCCTGCGGCATACATCAAAGCTAATTTTCCTATCTTGCTTGAAGCAAGTTTCTTAACTTTTTTAAAAGCTTTCTTTATAAAACTTCCTAAACCATATTTTCTTCTTCCTGTGTAAGTATCCATGATACCACCGAACGCTGCGGGTGCTCGAGGTCCTCCACCAAACTCTTGACCAGGAAACTCTTCTCCCATCATCGGTGATTGAGGTCCTTCAGCCTGAGAACTCGCTATTATTTCTTTTATTTTTTCTATAGCTTCTTGAGGAGATAATCCTTGAGCTATGAGCGCGTCATATAATTCTTTAATTACTTCTTTGGATTGCATCATTGCACCTTCCATCTCTCCTTCAACCATGTTTCCCATTTGATAGCCTATTCTTCCACCATCCGCGGCTCGTTGTTGATTGAGCACTAAGTCAAGCGGAACTTGAAAATGTCCACTTCCTAAACCTGTAGAGGCTGTTGTAGTTGTATCAGTTGTAGCTGGTAAAGTTGCAATTCCTGTATAGGGATAAGGGTCTACTCCGCCTCCACCCCCTGGATCGTAATTAGGATGATTTGGATCGTTAACATTTGCCCTGCCTCCTGTATAACCTTCATCCCAAAGTGCTTGCTTAGCAGCTTCGGATTCTATACCTCCTTCTCCTGTCCAGTCCCATGCTCCAACGCCTCCTGTTTCTTCTATTAAACCTTGTTTCAAAAGTGCATCGAAAACAGCTGGGTTTTTATCTATATAACTACCTCTTCTTTTTTGTAAATTACGTAATCTGCCAGGAATATATTTGTTAGCAGCTGTATTAATTCGTTCACCTAAACTTACTTTAGGTGTAGATTTAGATACTGTTGTTGCTGAAGCTGGAAGTTGTGCAAATTGTTGTAAAGCTTGTCTCTGCCAAGCATCTGCTCCACCGCCAGGTCTTGAATCTGCTTTAGCTGCCTCATAAGATTTACCAGCATCATATGTCTCTTGATGTCCTCCTTGATACCCTGGTCTTCCAGGTCCTGGTTGAACTAATTGTCCACCAGCTTTCTGAATTCGACTACCATAAGTATCGGTCCAGTCCCGAGCAATCTTCGGCTCGTTGGCCCATAGATACTTACGTTGTGCTTCTGATTTAAATGGCATAATTTAAACTATCTTATTTGATTTTGGTTAAAGGCAGGGATTTCACCTGAGCTTATACCTTTACACAAAAACCTATTGTTTTACAAGGTCAGACTTTGATAATAGACTTGGCATTTTTTTAATGTCTATCAAGACGTCCCTTCTTATATCCTCCCTTTTGGTTGCGGTATTAGGATCATTGACATCAGCAGTTGCCTCGGCGTCCGATCCATACTCTTGTTTTGTTACCTTGTTCGTCACGGTAATAACCGTTTCACTTTGAATTTCTTCAACTTTTTTACCATTAACATCCTTAATTGTAACAAATCCTTTTTCTTTAAATGGCATTATGACCTACTGATCTCCAAGGCAGACACGATTAGATTTAAGCCTCCCGTGGTACTGCAGGTCACTTGGAGCTTATCCGTTTCTTCTAAAACTAAAAGAGTGGAATTACTCGAGTTTAAAAATTCAAATTTAGTGGTCGCTGCCAGAGATCCTTTATAATCATAAGTATATCGGGTTGTAGCACTGGTGTCATAGATTGAAAGCGTTACATTCATGGTACTTGAGTCTGTGTTATAAACTGAAATAGAGCGAATAACGGAAGTCGTTGCTGCGGGAACTTCATAAACGTCCTGATTGGCTGTTGATACATCAATCAGGATAGGAATAATTTTATAAGTATTTGCCATTACGATAGATACCAAGTAAATCGTTCTTGGTCCTCTTTTTGTTGTTGTAAAAACGTTGAGTTCAATTGTTCAACAATTCCACTCAACGCTCTTGAAATTTGTTTTTGATTAGAAAAATCATATTCTTCTTTGGGTTCAGGTATTTTAATTAATATTTTAGACATTATCTCATCCCGTCGGGTTGAAGATCCAGTCTCATTGTTCCAAACCTCCAGTTGTCATCTACTGCAGCGTTAGCAATACTTACGCTCGCAAATCTTCCTCTTGCTCTAGTATTAAACTGAGTGGAAGAAGAAGTCACGGTAAAAGGACTATAAACACTTGTGGTTGCCGTGCTTGCTGGGAAACGTTTCAGTTTTAAAGTCACCGTTGCACTTCCTGCTAAGGTTTTAAAATCGGGTAAGAATCGACTGATCGATAAATAAAATGTGCCTGCTCCTGCCTCTTTAAAGTAGTCCCCTAGATCAAAATCATAGGATTCCAAACTGCCTGCAATTGCGGTAGAAGATCCATCAGGATTAATCTGATTGGTTCCGACTTCTTGTTCAAAATAAACCGTTTGACCTAAACCTGTTTCACCAATCACGCTAGGAAAGGTTCCTGTCGCTGTCGAATCAAACTTAGTTGAATGAGGATTTGGATAAATCTTAGCAAGCATCCATGAAGTTCTTGCTTCGGTACCTGGGTACCAGACTCCTCCTGGCACTTTGTTTTGCGCACTGCCTGCAGATTCTCCATAATTATATACGGCATAACGATCATTATAGCTTGCACCATCCGTGGGATAGTACCATACCACTTCTGTAAAGAGATTATTAATCGCAGCACAGATCTGTTGACCTTTAGTGGTATCAATATCATCATAGACATAATCCTCAATCGAACAGCTTAAAGATTTAACGGTACCGTCGAAGAGGAAGAAGCCTTTATTACTCATCCAGTAAGCTACCCCGTCTATTTCTACAACAGCATTCATCCCAATTAATCCACAGTTCGTCCCTACCTGTTCAAATCCAAACGTAAAAGGAGCACCGACATGCTTCATGGTGTATAAGGCCGTATCCGTCCACACTAGAATATTATCTTTTGCTTTAATGGCTCCCATAATCTTGGTACCATCTTGTAATCTTTGACTACCCGCACTGTTGATAGCGGTGGGTGCAAAAGTATTAATCGTTTCTTGGTCCGAGAACCTTATAAACATATTATCCTGAGTCGCTGCCGTACCAATCGTGGTTTCGGTTCCAAATAAAACTAAGTGTCTCGTGACTGGAGACATCATCATGGCTCGAGACGCTGTTGGAGCTGACGTTGTTACATAACTTGTTGTGCCTGTGGAAGCTCGTGTAGTAAATCTTGCTGCAATACTAGAATCCCATGTATAAGTTTTTCCATCCAAAATAGTTGCCAATAAAACATCTCCATAATTATCCAGAGCCCAGAGTCCTGGTTCTAAAGAAACCGTTGAAGCTGTAACTGCTGATCCCCATCCTGTATAATCGGTAGCATCTGTTACCACTGTCTCATCAGCATGGGCTGATCGATCTGAGCCATCAACCGCTCGGGTAATGACTGTTAAATTATTTGTAGAAACGGCGGTATAATCAATTAATTCTCCATCAACCGCAGGAGTATCACTTACAATTATTGTTCCTCCCCCTGCTGGAAAACCAGTGGCAGAAGTTACAGCAATCGTGGTTCCTGTTGTTCCTGAGGTATCATCACCTAAAGTTCCATCTAAATCAGTAGTGGCTGCTCCTGAAACCGTTCCACCGAAATTCCCCACACCAAAACCATAGCCATACGTTTGAGCCGCAGGGCCCACGCTTTGATAGGGCTTAACGGTCATGCTTCCTCCCGTAGCTACCACAGAGCTCGCTTGAGCCGATGAATTAATAGTAAAAGTTGTACTTGTGGGTACGGTTAAAACTTGAAAAAGTTTATCTTCAAATTGAGCATCGGTTAAACCCGTACCACCAGGTAAAGTAACTGCATCCAATTGTATAATATTCCCTGCTAATAAACTATGAGCAGAAGTTGTTGTAATGGTACATGTTTTAACACTAGTACTATCCGTTGCTAAAGTAGAACTTCCAAAACTTGTGGCACTATAAGGAGTAATATCGTAAAGCGTTCCTTCAAAATAAATAAGTAAAAATTTGTCGGTTCCAATAGCCACGTATCGGTTGCCGTCAAGATCAACAAAAGAGTGTTGAGCTCTAGCAACACCAACAATGGTGTCTGTTAAAAGAGAAGACCATCCTCCGACTTTTTCGGGAAGGCCATATCGGAATCGAACATTATCAGAACTCACCCAGCGCCTGTCGGCACCGACCTGAGTCTGTTGTTTGTCTATTCCTGGAAGTAATTTAAAATCTACAAGAGCCATATGATTAGCTCCTAGGCTGTATTCGTTTTGTATATCCAGCCGACTGTAGCATTGGCATATACCAACGTAATAGCTTGACCGTTAGCGGTTAAAACTAAGTTGCTTGCTGAACTATTAATCTTTTCTGACCCATTGGAAGCGATAGTTAGATTGTTTGAAGCAAAGTAATTTTGACTGTCTATAAGTGTTACTTCGTCATTAACAGATCCTGCAGGAAGAGTGACTGTAAATGCATTAGTTGTTTTAGTATCGCAAAAAATCTGATCTCCCGCAACAGCAGTATAAGCCGCGGTATGAGTAACATAACTTTTTTGCAGCATTCCTAGGGAAGTATTCGTTCCATCAGAATAAACCAGGGCGGTTGCACCAACAGGCATTGTATAACCTGTTCCTGAAGCCGTCTTAACAATTAAGGTATAATTACTTGAAGAACGTGTCGTTGAATCTTTAACAATAAAGACTCTTTCTGCTGTAGCAGGCATAATAAAATTACGATTAGCTGCCAGGGTTCCTGTTAAAACAAAAAATAAATTTTTACCGTTGGAAGTAGCTCCATCATTTAAGGCTAATGTAACATCGGCTGCAGCTACATCGACTGATAAATACCCACTCGAAGCCTGTTCTAAAATTTCTAGATTAGTATTGGTAACGGTTCCCCATAACCCAGCTTTTTCACCTGTGGTTACTTTTTCTAACTGTAAATTTGTCGTATATGTTGATGCCATAATTCTCCTATAAAGGATCTATATTGGTCCAGGTTTGACTTGCGTCTGGGTCAATTGCATTCCATGTTAACACATTCACATCAGCTGCGCCAGTAGAAACTGTTGCTCGGCTGCCATCAGGGGACACACTTCCACTAATGGTATAAGTAATACCATCGGCGTTCTGACTGACAGTAACTCTGCTACCTGTAACAGTAACGACAATTGTAATATCGACTAGTGCCGTAGCTCCAAAAGTTGTCTCTGCGAATGCTGATAAACCTAACATAAATTCACTTATACCCTTATTGAAATATTATTGATTATCTCTTTGGATATTTGTCTTTAGTTGCTTTAATTGTAGCTTTCCAAGCATCAATTCCATTATGATAAATATCATCAAGTTGATCTTGCCAAGTTGGATAAGATTTTTTTCTTAAATCTATAATAACTCTATCAACGACATCATCGTCAACGGTTAAACCCCATTCTTGACAATAGGTAAAATCAAATCCTGGTGGAACGGAATCTAATAGTTCTAGTTCCTCAAAAGTGTCTTTAGCCAATAACAGAAAAGCATTGCAACTTGGTGTCTGTGCTATTCTTATAATATCTCTTTCAATAGGTTCCGCTGGTGTACCAAAAAAAGTGCCCCAGTTATCTGCTTCAAGCTTATACAGTTTCATCTTCAACTCCTTTAAGTTCTATTTTTAATTGTGGATTTGGATTGCCTTCCAGTATTTTTGTTGTTTTAGGTACTAGCCCTATTTGCTTTAATGCGTTCCAAGTGTGAGGATTACTCATAGCATTACGCAGTTTAGCTGGTGATGGTCTGCCATTAGCAATCATTTCAGCCTGAATTTCTCTACCAATATTAACAGTAAATTCGTTTGCAGCATTTGCTTCAAACATCTGTTCATCGGTATAACCTTTAATTCTTGTAGGTTCTGCAAGAACATAAAGTTCTTTTAATAGTCTTTTTAGCATTTTAATCTCATCTCTTGTAAGGTCAAATGCTTCTTTTAAAGTTGTGTCATGGCTTTTAGCTTCTAAAATGTCAGCTTCAAGTTCTAAAATTTCATGTTTTAAACCTCCTCCACCATTTTTTAAATGGTTTAGCTTGGAAAGTTGTGCTTGACGTCTTAATTTATCAATTTCTTCACCAGCCAAGGCTCTTATTCTGCCTTCAAGAAATCCTTTTAATGTTTTAATTCTTTCCCAAGGTGTATTTCCTATAACTTGGTATCTGTAATTAAATTCTGAGTTAAATTTTTCTGCCATAATTTTTTAATTGTAAGAACATGCAGCTAAATATTTCCTGGTTTGTCCTACACCTGAAACATCAGCCGCTACTACTCCAGTATTAGAAACTAAATTGCTTATTGCTGTTACTGCTGGTCCAGTTATAGCACCATAGGCAAAAATACCTTTGTCTTGACCATATTCACACCCAGCTGTTGATCCCTTATTCGTTGTAGAAGAGATAGTTACATCGGTTGCAACAACTCCAGTATTAGAAACTAAATTGGTTACTGCTGAAGAAGTACTTCCATAAGCAAATATTCCTTTATCACCGCCATAACTAGCACCTCCTAAACCCTCTCTAGCTGTTCCTACTCCCGAAACATCAGTTCCAACAACGCCAGTATTTGAAACTAAATTAGTTATATTTAATGGTCCAGTTCCATAACCAAAAATCCCTCTATCATCGCCATATTCACATGCCGCCAGCCAACCTCTTGCTGTTCCAACGCCAGTTGTATCGGTAGCTACAACTCCAGTATTCGATACCAAATTAGTCAGTGAACTTTGTGATGAACCAGCGTAACCATAACCAAATATTCCTTTATCGCCACCATAATTACAAGCTGCTAGATTCTGTCTAGCAGTTCCTACGCCCGATGTGTCGGTTGCTACAACTCCCGTATTTGAGACTAAATTAGTCACTGCTGTTTGACTACCAGTGTAACCAAAACCAAAAATAGCTGTATCGCTTCCATACTCACAGCCAGCAACACCTTCTCCTCTAGCAGTTCCTACGCCAGCTGTATCGGTTGCAACAACTCCAGTATTAGAAACTTTATTAGTCACATTATAGTATGGAGGTGGAGCAGAAGCTTGTCCAAAGCCAAATAATCCATTGTCATTCCCTTTAGATGGTGTCTCAGCAACAGCTTCATCAAGGATTGGAATCCATCCCTTAGTTGCATCAGAATAAACAATATGAACAGCTTGACCATCTGTTCCGTATTCTACATCATAACTATCATCATAACCTTGATAGTTTAAGCCGTTTGAATCTATAACAATACCATTAGTTCCCCAATTATACGCATAGTCGGCAAATATTATTTCATCACCATTACTAGCCGCAGCTGGTAACGTAATTGTACAAGCATTGGATGTTGTATCAATCCAATATGCGTTTCCAGCTTCAGCTGTTAAGGTTGATCCTGTTACAACATCTTGCCAAGAGAGACCTCCAGCAGCCGCAGCCGCTATAACTCCCGAAGCTCTGTATGGGTTATCTCCTACTTTTCCACTCATAAATATTCCTATAATGTCTGTTCTAAATAACTGATAACAACGTCAACGTTAGCCGCACTAGCGGTTTGAGCTGAAAGCACATCGGTTGCTTCAAGAACAATTCTAGTAGTGTGTTCAAAAGTTGCATTAGCAGCTAAAGCTTGATCAGAATAAATTTCATAGTCGCTGGCGCCAGCGTCATCTCGAATATATAAATCAAAAGTCTCGTCTGCCCCGCCTGTTTCACAAATCGATATATTAAGTATCGTCAGCGTTTTGCCTGATGGTGCCGCTAACAAATCATTTTCAGAATTTGTAACTCCTGCTACCAGCTTTACTTTCATTACTTCACTTGCCATATTTTCCTCCTATTAAAATCCCATTATCAATGCTTTACCAGTCGTTGATAGACTTGGATTCCATACTTCATTAATTTCTACGTTGCCTGTGCTTTCACCAGTTACCCAAACTACTGATCCATCTTCACCATCAGATATTGAAAGTTGATCGTCTCCTGTTGCACTTGAAACGTCTGCAACTCCAATTACGACATTACCAGAGCCAGAAGTAATATTATTTCCAGCGAAATAACCCAAACAGATATTATTATCTCCACCCGCAACGAGAAGACCAGCATCAGTTCCAAGGGCAACATTACCATCGCCAGTACAAGCACTTAAAGCTTGATGACCAATTGCAGTATTATAATGAGTTGTAGTAACTGCATCAAGAGTTCGAAAACCCATTGCTATGTTTGCTTGACCTGAAGAAATTAAAAGTCCAGCACTATGTCCTACGCAAGCATTATTTATACCAGTATTAATTGCACCTCCAGCACCATAACCTATTGCAGTATTAGAATAACCAGAAGTTAATGCATCTAAAGCAGCAAAACCAACTCCAGTATTACTTGCAGCACCATTTAAAGTCCCTGATGTTGAATGACCAACTAAAAGACTGTTTGAAAAATTTGTTCCTGCAAGTTTACCTGGAATAACATCTCCTGTAACGGAGTTAGCGGTCATCGTTACCATTCCAGTTCCATTGGCATTGATAGCTATAGCACCATTAGAAGCAGAAACGATTGCATTTCCATTTACATCTAAATCTCCACCTAATTGAGGTGTAGTATCTTCTACAACATTGGCTATAGCTCCTACTGCTGCACCACTTGCGTCTAAATAAACTGCTTTTTCTGAGGGTAGGGTACAAAAAACTTCTTTTGAGCCTGCAGCAAAATCTACTGCGGAATCACTGTTGGAACTTTCCAAAACAGTAGTTCGGGTTAATGTTGAACTATCAGCGTTTAAAGTTCCTAATCCTACTTCCCACTCATTCTCAGTATTTATTGAAATGGCGTAGTAAGTCGTATTATCATTTCCAATTCCAGCAGCAAAAGTTTGAAAACCCCCGACGGCTCCTCCCAGGGTCACGGCTCCCGTGCCTGTTGTTGAAGTTGTTTCTCTTACTCTGTTATTTATTACTAATGCCATATTATGCTACCTGTATAATTGCGGTGGATGCTGCAGCGGCTGGAAATTGAATTGTAAAGTCTCCTGCCGTTGCTACTTTATTTCCACCAAAATCTATAACTAAACAAAGTTTGTTGCTCGCGCTCGTATTATAAATAGCTGCACCTAATGAAGTTAATGTTACACTCGAAAAAACTTCATTGGTAAAATCTACTATAGCCGTATTGCTTCCTGGAACACTCACTGCTTGACCATCTAATGCTTGTCCTCCAGTAGTATAACCCGTACCTGAAGAACTTACTTCATTGGTTGTACTATAGACTGTTGATGATGTTGTATAAGGCGGACCTAAGGTTGTTACATACAAAGCAATGTTAAAGGTATCTCCTCCATTTGCAAAGTTATGCGTGCCTGATAATAGTTCCGATTTAAACGAGTCTGGTATAATATTTGCCATATTTTATTCCTAATCTTGTGTTGGTGGTGGCGATTTAAGAGGCGTTCGAATAACCCCATCCATATATTCGTCCCTGCGTCTTCGACCTTGTTGTTCGATCGCGTACGATTGTAAGGCCTGCTGATACGATTGCTGATAATACTGTATCAAATTTTGCGGACCTTTCAAGTATCCATATGCTTCTAACAAAGAACCATACAAAAGTAAATCCTGATATTTGTTGCTCAGATAAGTTGTCGTTGAATCTGACGTCGTAATACTGTCTGGCTGTTTAATATAAGCCATCGTAATCTCATAAGCGGCATCAGGAGTAGGAGATACAACCCAATAGGTAGCGTCCCAGTTTCCATAGTATTTAGGTAACCCTGATGCTGTTGAAGGAGTATTATAATACTCCGTCATATAAGAAGTATCTTTTTTCTCCAAATAAACATTAACCGTGGGACTTACATTAGTATTAGCCAGTTGAACATAACGAATAATCCTTAAATCACTGGGAACTGTTACATACCGATTTCCAGTGGTGAGAGTAGAAGTGGCATAGAATCGATTGTCATCATTATCCGCTTCTCTATAAATTCTATTTTCTGCATTTTTAGTGATAGTACTACAAATAGCATCTGTTAAAACGGTATCATCTACTTCTGTGTAGCTTCTTAAATCTGTTTTTAAATTTGCAAACGTATATGCCATTATGGTCTATCTCCTACGGGTCCTGCGAAAGCAGGGAATCCTCCTCCTGTTGTAGCACTTGTCGCTGCCGAAGCCAATACAAAAGTATATTGATTGCTAACGGTCTTGGTTGAAGGTTGACCTGGATAATTAACCGTGATGTCAATTGGTGTAATACTATAAGATCCAAATACTTTATCTAAATCATTATGGGCATTAGCCGTACTAGCTTGTGGCGTTAATCCATAAGTCGGTGCAGAAGATCCACGAGTTAAACCTGTCAGCGTATTAGTCGACTTTCCTGTATATTTAATAACTTCACTTAAAGTAAAAGTATTGTCTCCAGCTCTCGTTTGAGCGGCAGTAGGTTTAGTCTGGACATATATATATCCTGAACTTGGAAACGCAGAAGCATCCGTTAAAGCTAAAGATGTAACCGCTGCAGTAATGTCTCCATTCAAAGTGGTTTCTAATTCTAAAGTAGTAATAGAAACTCCTCCCACAGCCTGTTGTACATCTCTGAATCTTACAGCATCTCCACTTGAAAAATTATGACTAGGTTGAGTCACCGTCACCGTTGTACTCACCGTTGTTGTAAAAGGATTATTAGGTAAAATAGTTGGCGTTGGAAAAGCTGTTCGCGCAGGTCTTACCTTGCTCAAAGATATAGAATCCGCGCTTAAAGTTTTTGGTCTAAGTTGAGGTTGTTTGGGTTCATATTCAGAAACATGAACAAAAGCTCCTGTCCATTCAGTAACCATTTCCCTCCAGGGAAACTGTAAGCCTGATCGGTCTGAAATAGCTAATGCGTGTTTTCCCGTTGCATATTTTGGCATTAGATATTTGGATAATAAGCTTTCGGTGTTATGTACGTACTCGCTGCTGATCCATCCTCCTGTAAAGCTCGTGCTAATTCATCTTCGTATAATAATTTAAAGGGTTGTGTTTTTTCCATTCTAAATTTTTGTGATAAATAATAAGCTAAGCCCGAGACCATACAAGGGATAAAACGATAAGGAACATCGGTAGCATTGGAATACGTTCCTGCATCCTGAATTCTTTTAACAAAAAAGATGTGTAAATTTTTAGCCGCATTACTAGCGTCTGGAGTTGGATAGATAGTCATCGTTACTCTATCTACAAAACGTTGAACCCAATAATTACTAGGAGTGCCTTCGGATTCTTTATTTGCGTATCCTGAATAAGTAGAACGATCTACTTTACCAAGAGCTGCGTCTGATTGAGTATTTCCTGCCATGTTCGTTCGTAATGAACATTGTTCTATATCCGAGAAACCTGGAACATAATTGGTAACGGCTACGCCATCAGAATGGGTTGCTGCTGTTGTACTATGAGCTCCACGTGTCACACCCGTTAATTCACTACCACTAAAACCTACATAGGTAATATCTTCAGTACCAATTCTAATGGTACCTTGATTATTCATTCCTGTAATAGAATCCAAAGTGATTCCACTGGTAGCGCTGGTGCTACTGATCGCTCCATCTAGAGTGGTATTAAGTCCATTAGATTTTTGCAAAGCTGCCGCCCCAGTCGTGGGCATGTCGGAAGGGTATCTATAAAAATTAAATTCTTTTTCTCCTTGGGTCAAAGTAAGATTTAAAGTTCCTACTTCCCAATAATGCAATCCTCGATTTCCCCATTCTTGAAAAAGAATGTTGAGTGATCGTCTCGCCGCTCTTAATTGATAGCCTGAAACATTAGGAAAACCTACTCGTTCAAAAGCTTCTTCAATAATATCGGCAATTGTAAAAGTTTTCCCAAATGTATAACTGTCTGAGGTTGTGTTAGGCAATGTTTACCTCCTAACCTGCTGTTAGGCCAGCCGCAGAATACTTATCAGAAAATAATGTGTAACCAGCTACGTTGGTTTTAGTTTTACAATAAACTCCTTTTGGAAATAAAAGACCACCTCCAAAATTAAGTGTAAATACTTCTCCAGTAGGAACATCTACATTTATTATAGTATCCCCACTATTTGAAGTAGTGGTTAATTCTAAAACACCAGCGCCGCCTCCATCAGAAGCAACTGAGAGTGAATAAACTCTTACATTAGATGCAATAATTGCACTTGCTCCTGCTGCTGCAGCTGATCTTGTAGCCTGGATAATCGGTTGTGACATAATTTAATCTCCTTAGTCGTGAGCTCCCGAAGGAGCTCACAAAGTTTATTTATTACGCGTCAGCAAACGGTGTTGCTATTGTGCCAGATCCTTTCAGAACTGCTTGCACAAAATATTCAGCACTAGCCGTTGCCGTAACTTGAATAAAACTTCCAACGATACCACCTGTTGTAGTACCATCCAAAGTCATTACGTCGTTAGTTGCGGCAGGAAACCAATCTTTACTAGTCGTTGCAGCACTCATTAGAGTTGATGCATAACCGATAAACTTATCAGTTCCGTCTGTTTTGATATCCATGTCTGTTGCGAGAGTTTGAACCATAAATGTATAAGTACATCCTAAATTACTTAATACGTTAAAGTCATTTGCTCCAGCTACATCTGATGCGCTTCCTGATAAAATGGAAGGTAAAGTAAATTTACCATCCGCATCATTACAAAGTAAAAGTCTTCCTGCATGATCAGCAACTGTTAAAGTTGTATCAGCAGTTAAACTCACGACTGCTTTAGGTCCGAAACTAATAAAACCATTTAAAGATCTTACTGGTCCCGAAAACGTTGTATTTGCCATAATTATAATCCTCCTAGTTAATTTAGATCTAGTCTCTAGGCCGTCGACTAT